CTACGGTTTTGAGAACCTTGCCGAAGCCTTCAAACTTGCTGCCGGATTCCTCCGCGGCCTTGCCGCCATCCTTGATGGCTTTCTCGTTTTCGTCCAGCTCACGGTTCATGTCGTTGAGGGCGGCTTCGGCATTGTTGAGTTGGATCTGCCAGTTCTGGGTGCGGCGGTCGTTCTCTCCAAAGGAGTCGGCGGCATTTTTAAGAGCAGAGCGCAGGGTTTCAATTTTCTGCTTTTGCGTCTCGAGCTCCTTGTTCAGCACCTTGTTCCGTGCGGTGAGTGCCTCCGCAGATTTGTCATTCTTATCGAACTGAGAGGTGGCGAGCTTCATTTCGGAGCCGAGCACCTTGAAGGACTGGTTGATGTCTGCCAGTGCCTTTTTGAACTCCTTTTCTCCCTCAAGACCGATCTTCAGTCCGAAACTGTCTGCCATGTACCGTCACCTCCTTGTGGATGGCATGAAAAAAGCACCCCCTCACCGAGAAGTTGGGACGAAACCGTCCTAAGTTCTCGATGAGAGCGTGCCAGATGGTATGAAAAAGGAGCGACCCCGAAAAGCCACTCCTTGACTGTTGGTATATCCGAATGTCAAATGCCGTTTTTGTCTCTGATTGCAGACAACGCTGCGTCTCCGTCGGTTACACGGCCGGCTTCCACATCTTCCATGCCTGCAATAATCTTATGAGCTTCCGAGGCTTTCTCGTGGAGTTCAATGCCGTCCGATCCCTTACGGATATCTTCAAATGCCTGTTCCAAAGGAACCGTATGCCCGGTCATTGCCTCGGCATAGCCCTTCTCCAATGCTGCATCCAGTTGCACATTCGTCATGCGGCTGACATCCAGCGGTGATTCCGGCAGTTTTGCTTTGAATGGTATCCCGCGCTGCAGCACGATTTGCTTATAATACATGGTGATTGCAATGGAGACAGGGATTCCGAGAGCGCTTAGAATGGCTTCTGCCTGCTCTTTGAGTTCCGGTTCGATTCGCACATACAGATTCGATGATTTGGCCATAACGACACCTCTTTACGCATTATCGTTCGCCATTCATTATACACGAATGTGCGCACAATAGCAATACAATATCAGATTCCATCCGGGATAATATCGTCGATGTAATGCTCTCGTGCCGGGGTGGCCTGCCCGTTATACTGCTTATGGCACTCCCACAGATCCAGCAGCAGACCGAACGGCATCAGCCACACTTCATCCTGCGACAGATGAAGGTGGGCAAGGCCGTAATAGAGAAGTCGGGTAAACAGTTCCGCATCGGATACCGTTACCCGACTTGTGCGTTTTTTGCGTCTTTCTCACTTTCCACATTCCGCTTGGTCCCCTTGTAGAGCGCCTCCGTAATGGCGGTTTTGTATCCGGCGAGGTCAAGGGGCGTGGTCAGAAGCTCCACCACATCCTCCGTGAGCAGATCCTTGGGGTGCTCCTTGTCATTGAGGTTGTGAATAAGGATGCTCTGATTTGCCAGAAGCGTGATGAGCCACACGATCTCGCCGATTGCCATTTCAAAGTTCTCGGACTTCATCAGCTTCTCGCCGAGGTTTTCCAGCCCGCCGTATCGACCGGCGATCTCCTTGGTAGCCTTGGTCGTGAGGAGCAGCGTGTACTCCTCGTCACCGATGGTGATGACTGCAGTTCTTTCGTTATCCATTAGTTAGCACCTCCTCCGCTGTTGGCAGTATAAGTCGGCTCGTAGACTTCCTTATACCAGCCCGTGATGGTCGCAGCGGGCGTATCACCCTCCAAAGCCTCTGCCTTCCACGGATGCTTGCCGCCTGCGTCTGCTTTATTGCGGCGCAGGATGGTGCCTTCAATGGTCGGCGTGGAGAAGGTGATGCTGTCGCCCTTGGTGGCAAGGTTCGTAGCCGGAATACCGAATTTCACACGGTAGAGCCAGTAATACTTGTACTTGCCGTTGGACTTCTTGGCGCGGAAGCCCACCGCCACAGGGTCGCCGCCGTCCTCGGATGCGGAAATCAGCACCTTGTTTTTGTCGATGGTCGCTCCCGTGAGGTCGGATGCCGCCGCAGAGCCGATATCGTCAATGCCGAGGGAGAGTGTGCCTGACTTGAATTCCTTCACGATCTCCGAAGCGCCGTCATCGGCATAGAGCGTTGCCTCTGCCAGTTCCACCGAAAGATCAGCGGAGATGGCTTTGGCAAGCTGGGACGGCGTACCGTAGGTTTCTTCACCGGCGTCGTTTTCGGTGATTTTTGCGTAATACAGTCTGTCAAGACCGATGGTCGCCATAACTTATTCCTCCAGTTCGTAGATTTGCGCCACATCAATGGCGTAGTGATGATAGCCGGTCTCGGTCTCATAGCCGATGTACCGGCGGCCGGTAATATAAAAGTCCGCACCCAGCAAGGCACGGACGAGTGCATTTTTCAGTTTGGTGTAGCTGCCCTTCGTGAAGAGGGACAGCCGCGCCTCCTGTGTTTCGCAGCCGGGAGCGTTGTCGGCGTGAAGCTCGAAGCTGTCCGACAGCGGCGTGATCACCAGATAGGTGTCCGGTGCTTTGCCGGAGAACACACCCGTTTCAATGGATACGCCGCAGCTTTCGACTATGGTTTGTAAATCGGATAGCAGGCTCACAGCTTGTCCACCTCCTCATCCAGCGCCTTGGTCATTGCATCGATGCACTCCTGCCGGGATGCCGTTTTCGCAGGCTTCAGAAACGGTTTTGCAGGCTGACCGTGCTTGCCGTATTCGAGAATGTTGGCAAGTTTGGCGTTGCTGTCTCCGTCCGAGCGTGGCTCGGCAAAACCGACCTTGATGTCGTGATTACCGTCCCGGTTCAGCTTGGAGGGAGAAAGGCCGAGCGCACCTTCCAGTTCGCCCGTGGTGCGGGATTTGAACTTTGTCCCTCTGCCGATAACGGAGGAGAGATTGCTCTTGACCTTCTTCAGCACGACCTCGCCACCGGCTTGCAGGACGGTATCCGCCACACTGTCGAAGTTGCTGCCGAGCTTGGAGATCTTCAGGAGGAAATCCTCCGGCATTTTCATGTCGCACTTAGCCAATGGTCGGCACCTCCTTCTTTGCCAGCACCTCGATGTACATCCCAAGACCTTTGACATTCTCAACAGAGGTGATATTAAATCGCTCTCCGCCACAAATGAGAAAATGGTCGGTAGTGACTGTCAGCCCCGGAATGCACCGAAAGCGGAACAGGTCGGTCGCTTCGCTGAATGCAGCGAGGTTTGCCCAACGCTGAGAGCCGTGCCGGCCTTCCCGGTATACACGGACGGAAGCAAGGACTTCATCCTCGGAATGGGTGAAGCCCTCGCTGTTCTTAACTTGGCGGGTTTCCACGATGTCGGCAAAGCCGTTCATTTTTCCGAAACTCATGCTCACACCTTCCAATCCCGGTCAAGCCGCAACAGCAGATTTACCGTGTTCCACACCTGCTGTGCCGCTCCGGTGTTATCCGCAAAGAAACCGCCCGTGCTGCCGTCCCGGCTCTCATAGAAGTGGGACGACAGCATAATGACGGCTTGCTCTGTGGTCGGCGGCATGGGGTTCTCCTTGTAGTAGCCCTCCGGGATGTGCTGGTAGCTTTCGGCGTAAGAAACAGCGGCGTTGATGTAGCTTTTCAGCAAGGCATCATCCGCCGTGTGTTCCAGTATGAGGTTGGCTTTCACTTTGGAAAGAAGCTCGTCCATCACCGCCGCCTCCTCTCATCAGGATGATGCCTTCATCTTCAGAAGCTGGATGCCCTCCGGCAGAATGATCTTGCCATCCACACGCTCGGTGGCGACAAAGCCGACCTGACCGTTGGTGGAATACAGTTCGTTCAGACGCTGAACAGTTCTGCCGGTGCGGTCTGCGATCCAGTAGCTCTGGAAGTCGCCGAAAGCAATGGAGAGCGCACCTGCCGCCAGCGTGGGAGCATACGGGCTGGTGTAGATCTCATAACCGAGCAGTCTGTCCGGCTGACCCGCCTGCAGGGAGGGCTGCCACAGATACTGACCGTTGGAATCCTTCAGCTTACGCAGTGCGGAAACAGTAGCATCGTTCATCAGGAACTTGGCGTTCTTGCGGTACGGTGCTTTCAGTGCATAGATGAGGGAAATCACCTCGTCGGTGGTGACGGCGGTCGCACTGGCCGCAGTAACTCCGATCGTGCCGCCGTTGGCGGTAAACAGGCCGGTGGGCTGACCTGTGCCGGTGCCGACACAGAATGCCTGCTCCTCGGCAGCACCGAAGGCATAGGCAAACTCACGGGCGATGTACTCTTCCAGATCGAAGGCGCTGTCGTCCAGAAGCTCAATGCTTACCTTCACAAGATCCGTCAACTTGTAGGCATCGATGGTCTTCTGCGCGAAAGTGGGATTGCTCTCAGTGTATGCCGCGTTCTCAGCCGTCCACGCAGCGGTGGAATGGGTCGCTGCAACGGGAATCTTGCGCTCGTTATCGGTAGTGATAACCTTGCACAGACGGCGCATCACATTTTCCTCCTTGAGCGTGTCCACAATGAACTTCTCAAATTCGGTGGGTACGAGATAGCCGCCGTTGGCATCAACGCCCTCGGAGAGCACATTGTGGAGCATACGCTTGCCACGCAGATGCAGACCGAAGTCCTCGCGGTAGGCGTTGGACGCTCTGCCGGTCTTGACTTCTCCGGTCGCTTTCTGGGGCTGCTCGGTGATGGGAGAGGATACGGGCTTTGCAAGCTCTGCAGCAATGGCATCGCGGCGCTCCATGCGTCTGACCTCATTGGTGAGATCGTTCAGCTCCTTCTCCATATTGGCATAAACGGCATCGTCCTCGGCGGACAGAACGCCTTTTCGGTCGCGGTGGGTGTCGAGGAAGCCCTCCATCGTGTCCCACAGCTTGGCGCGCTTTTCGCGCAGTTCAACGATAGTCATATTGAAATACCTCCATATTAAATATAGTTTTTGATGGTGTTCAGCTTGGCTCTGAGTTCATCCACAGAGCGTCCCGGGCGCTCCGGCACGGCGGGTTTGGGGTCGATGGCGCATTTTGTGGCAATCTTCTCCATGAGGGAGTTCACCACATTCGCCTTGGAATACAGCATGGAAACTGTGGGGGCAGTCATGTCTTCGGTCTCATCAGCACGGCTCATGATTCCGTCTGCAAAGCCGAGTTCCACAGCCTTGTTTGCGTCCATCCAAGTTTCGGCATCCATGAGGTGCGAGAGTTTGGCACGGGAAAGCCCCGTCTTGATCTCATAGGCGTTGATGATAGAATCCTTCACGCTGCCGAGCATCTCGATAGCTTTCTGCATCTCGTCCGAATTGCCGAACGCCGCCGTCATGGGGTTGTGGATCATGAGCATAGACACCGGAGACACCAGCACCTTCGTGCCTGCCATAGCGATGACGGACGCTGCGGATGCGGCAATACCGTCAATCTTTACCGTCACATCACCCTTGTAGTCCATGAGCATATTGTAGATTTGAGCCGCCGCAACACAGTCGCCACCGGGGCTGTTGATCCACACGGTGATGTTTCCGCTGCCTGACATGAGCTCGTCCTTGAAAAGCCGTGGTGTGATTTCATCGTCAAACCAGCTTTCCTCGGCGATGGTTCCGTTCAGAAACAGTGTCCGTTCCGCTGTCTCCGTCTGGTTCTTCCAATTCCAGAACTTCTTCATTGATTTTTTCCTCCTTTCCGTCATCGGTGGGTGTATCTACAAAAGCTCCGGCATTTTTCAGTGGGAGCATATTGCCGTTAATGAGGTACAGGTCGCCGCCGTCCTCTGCCGGGATGCGGTCGAGGTTTTCAAGCTCCCGGATGTCATTTGCAGACATCCAGCCGTTCTGGCGGCCGATGGCGTACCCGTTCATGCGGCTTTGGTAATCTCCACGAAGGAGTCCTTCCAGATTGAACTTCACGAAATACGCTGCTTTTTCGTCCCGCGATAGGAGTGACCGCTGAATGGACTGTTCCCAGCGGATGACCCAAGGGTCAAGTGTGTATTTCACGAATTCAAGGGACTGCTGCTCGATATTAGAAAAGCTCGACTTTTCCAGGTCGCCCACCATATGGGGTGGGACTCGGAAAATTCGAGCGATCTCATTGATTTGGAATTTTCGTGTTTCGAGGAACTGCGCCTGCTCCGGCGAGATGCCGATGGGCGTGTACTTCATGCCCTCCTCCAGCACGGCAATCTTATTTGCATTGCCGCTGCCGCCGAAGGTGGACTGCCAGCTCTCCCGCACACGCTGCGGGTCTTTGATCGTGCCGGGGTGTTCCAGTACACCGCCCGGAGCGGCACCGTTGGCGAAGAATTTGGCACCGTACTCCTCGCAGGCAATCGCCATGCCAATGGCGTTCTTCGCCATGGCGATGGGGCTGTAGCCCACCAGACCGTCAAAGCCCAGGCCGGGAATGTGCAGCACATCCGATGGTTGAAGCGTTACGGCAAACTTCTTATCCTTAATGGCTTCATCCGAGCCACGATAATAGGCGTAGTACAACCGCCCGTTTTCATCTCTGTCCACTGACATCTTGTTCGGCATCAAGGGATACAGAGCAACGATCTCGTTCTTACCGTTACGGATGATCTGTGCGTATGCGTTGCCCCAGAGGAGCAGATGTGTCATGAGCGTTTCTCGGAACACAAAGGAACTCATCTCCGGATTCGGCTCATCGTGGAGCAAGTGGTAGAGCGGATGGTCGAGCGCCATTGCCTTGCCGCCGCTGTCTGTGTATTTATATAAGTGTAGCGGCAATCCTGCGACAGCCTCCGACAGAATTCGAACGCAGGAATACACGGCGGTCATCTGCATGGCGGAGCGTTCCGTCACAGTTTTGCCGGAAGTCGTGCCGCCGAAGAAAAAAGCATAATTGCTGCCAGCCGTGCGATTTTGAGGCTTGTCCCTGGATTTGAACAGCCCTGAAAAAATACCCATTCGCATCACTCTCCTTCAAAATGGGCAAAAGAAAAGCACCTGCTCATATAAACAGATGCTTTGAAATATTCAGATATTTTGACTCTTATTTCAATTCGGCATTCCAACTTGAAATAACGGCTCAGTATATGCTTGCTTGTTTCATTTTCTATGATAATCGGTTCTTGCAAAGTTTCCGACTTGAACTGCAAAAACTTTTGATTTTGCTCCGAAAATGCAGTGCTTATTCGCTGAGCAGCCAGTCGATCAAATTCAGTGACTTTATGCCATCATAGGAATTGATGAAGCTGCGATCCATAGACAGCACGATTTTTTCGTAGTTATCCCCAATCATACGCAGCGGACGAAGCTCCCTTTCACGGGTCTCCGGGGAAAGCATACTTTCCGTTACCTGAATATATACCTTGTTGTTCGGCTTTTCCGCAACGAAGTCGACCTCCGTCTCTCCGACCTTCCCGATATATACCCGATAGTCTCGGCGCAGCAGTTCCAGAAATACGATATTCTCAATAATATGCCCGCGGTCTGCATCTCGGTAGCCCAGAAGCATATTGCGAAAACCCATGTCGATGATATAGTTCTTTCCAAGAGTTTTGAGCAGCTGCTTACCTTTTACATCATACCGACCGACAGAGAAGAATACAAACGCATTGCGGAGCATGGAAATATATTTATCCACCGTTTTCCCCGCAATGTTCTTCTGCTTCCCGGTTTGAATGTCGCCCTCGTTGGAGAGTACATTTCCGATGCTGTTCGGAGAAGTAATGCTGCCGATATTGGAGCATAAAAACAGCATGATTTTTTGAAGCATGGCTTGATCTGTGCCATTATTGCGCTGCAAAATATCACGCAGCACCACGGTCGAATAGATACCTTCCAGTGCCTGATTGCTTCTCACTTCGTTGAACTTGTATTCTCTCAGAATCGGCATCCCTCCGAACTGGAGATACTTCTGGAACTTTTCGTCCATTGTCACATCGGGGGCAAACTCGTAGAAGTCCAAAAACTCCTTGAAGGACAGCGGCAGCACCCGTATCTCTACATATCTGCCGGAGAGCAGCGTAGAAAATTCCGTGGACAGCAGATAGGCATTGGAACCCGTGATATAAATGTCTACATCATAATCCAAGCGGAAGGACTCGATTGCTTTTTCCCAATGCTCTACAGTCTGCAGTTCATCGAATATAAGGTAGGTCTTTCCGTCTTTAGCGATCTGCTTGCTGACATAATCATAAAAAGAAAGGTAATTGTTCAGGTCACGGTAACGCAAGGATTCCATGTTCATGTGAACGATCCGGGAATCCGGCACGCCGTTCTCCGACAGATAGTGATGAAACAGATCCAGCAAGGACGATTTTCCGCAGCGGCGAATACCTGTAACGATCTTCACCAGATCTACATCTTTGTTTTGAATCAGCTGATTCAGATATTGGGGGCGGTTGATCAATTCAGCCATAATGCACCTCCTGACTTTCTTGATTCTATTATACCCGAAAAATCTAAAAAGTCAATAGTTTCGGAGTTACAAGTCCGAAACTCTGCTGAACAATAGAGTTTCCGACTTTATTCGACCGATATTTTGGCGATGGACTTCAAATGAACAATAGCCCACGGTTATCATAAACCGAAGCGCCATTATCGTTGCCGCAGCGGATAGCGCGGTCAAGTGCCATGATCGTTGCCACAGCACCGTCGATTTTTTCTGTGGATTTCTCCTTATCCGGCTTGATATTGCCTGCCGGGTCGGTGCGGATGAAAATATTATCCATCATCCAGCGGAGGACGGGATGCCCGCCGTGGGCGATGCGCTGCTCCAGCACCAGTTTCATCAGTTCCTTGGTAGGCGGAGACATATCCTTGAAGCCCTGTCCGAACGGTACCACGGTGAAGCCCATGCCCTCAAGGTTCTGTACCATCTGCACAGCACCCCAGCGGTCAAAGGCAATCTCGCGGATGTTGAAACGCTCACCCAGGCTTTCGATGAATTTCTCGATATAGCCGTAGTGAACAACATTGCCTTCCGTGGTCTGCAAAAAGCCCTGGCGCTCCCACACATCGTATGGCACATGGTCACGACGGACCCGCAGGTCGAGGTTGTCTTCCGGTATCCAGAAGTACGGCAGGATGATGTACTTGTCGTCCTCATCTTCCGGCGGGAACACCAGAACGAATGCCGTAATATCTGTTGTGGAGGACAAGTCCAGACCTCCATAGCAAACACGACCTTCCAAATCGTCCTCGCTGACGGCAAACTCGCATTTGTCCCACTTGTCCATCGGCATCCAGCGCACCGCCTGTTTGACCCACTGATTCAAACGAAGCTGCCGGAAGGAGTTCTCTTCACCGGGGTTCTGCTTTGCCGACTCGCAGGCGTCTTTGACCTTGTCGATGCCGACCGTAATGCCGAGGGACGGGTTGGCTTTCTTCCAGACCTTCGGGTCTGTCCAATCGTCCGATTCCTCCGCACCGTAGATGACCGGGTAGAAAGTGTGGTCGATCTTACGCCCCTCGATGATGTCCTTTGCTTTTTGGTGAATCTCATAGCAGATGGACTTCGTATCGTTGCCGGCCGTGGTGATGAGAAAGTACAGCGGCTGCATTCGTGCATCACCGGAGCCTTTGGTCATGACATCAAAGAGCTTGCGGTTCGGCTGGGTGTGCAGCTCATCGAACACCACGCCGTGGGTGTTGAAGCCGTGCTTGTTGCCGACATCGGCGGAGAGCACCTGGTAGATACTGCCCGTTGGCTGATAAATGAGCCGCTTCTGGGAATCCAGTATCTTGACTCGCTTGGAGAGTGCCGGACACATCCGTACCATATCTGCCGCCACATTAAAAACTATGGACGCCTGCTGTCGGTCGGCAGCACAGCCATAGACTTCGGCGCGTTCCTCTCCGTCGCCGCAGGTGAGCAGAAGCGCCACCGCAGCGGCAAGCTCGGACTTGCCCTGCTTTTTCGGAATTTCGATGTAGGCGGTATTGAACTGTCGATAGCCGTTGGGCTTGAGGACACCGAAGATATCCCGGATGATCTGCTCCTGCCAGTCGATGAGCTCAAAGGGCTTTCTCGCCCAGGTGCCTTTGGTGTGGCAGAGGCTTTCGATGAACATGACGGCATAATCCGCAGCATCCGCATCGTAGCGGGAGGTTTTCTCCATGAACCTTGTCGGCTTGTAGTTTTTCAGTTTTCTCATGGCATTCACCTCCAAGGCATAAAAATAGCCGCTACCGAAATCGGTGCGACCTTCCGTACAACGAGCAGCAGCCCCTCACGGAGCCGTTGCTTTGAAATGATTGTGTTTTACCAGTTCTCGCTGTGGAGCAGAAGCTCCAGCGCAAGCTGCGTGTTCTCATCGGCGGGTTCGATGTCCCAGCCTCTGTCATAGTTGCAGACGATTTTGCCGTCCCACTTGAGCATGAGCTTGGAAATGCGTCCGCCCTCGATGCCCCACTCGGAGCCTTTGTCGTACTGCTTCATCCAGTAGTGAAAAACCTCGCCGTTAACTCTGATGCTGCCTTCTTTCCACATGATTGTGTACCTCCGTTTGTTTTGTTGTGAGTATATATTACCGTCACTTCGAGGATATATCCAGTCATTTCGGAGAATATACTACACAATCATTTGGAGCGGAAACTGTGTATATTACAGCGGTTCTCCCGTGAGAATGAAATACACATACTCGCCTCGGTGTTCTTCGAGGAATACCACGAGTTCATAAAACTGCATCTCATGGGCAATGTACTGCACCATAGGCACATCAAACATATTCGTGTGTCCGGTCTTGCGGACGGCAAGAATCTGCTCTCGGATTTTCTCAGTCATGGTCGCACCTCCGGCAGATGTCCTCGCCGTAAGCCACGCTCAGACCACAGCCGTTATCCCAGGCGACCATGATGGAACCGATATCGTCCACACTGCGCACGGTGCCTTTCGTGCCAACAGGCGGTGCCTGGGGATTGTCCATCCGAACAAGCTCCACACGGCTGCCGACCGGGTATTCCTTGCGAATACGCTCGACCGCTTCCTTACTCGGAAATCTCATGCTGCGCACCTCCGTTTCTGAAAGCCGATGAGCCGGAGAGGTTCTTCAGCAGAATTTTTCGAGCGGTCTTATATTCCGCACCGATGAAGCCGAGCCGCAGGAGAAAGCAGCGGAATGCGTATTTCTCATTGTCGGTCGACTTTTCCGTTGCGTTGACCCGTTTCTGATTCCGTGCCATTTCGCACAGCTTGCAGATGAAAGTGTCGTAGGTGTTCATCTCGTCTGGGGTGGGCATCGCTGGGAACCAAGGGAAGGATACCTTCGTGTCCGTGATTTCCAGTGGCAGGTCAGCGACTCCGAGGGCTTTCTTGATAAGACCACCCTTGGCGGCAATGAGTGCCTTGAGGTTTTCCAGATTGCTGTCGGTGAACAAACTCTTCGGCATGGAAATGCAGACGGCGCAAGGCTCCTCCTCACCCTCGGTGTGGCTCTGGCCGATGTCAAAGCCCTCATCGTAGATGTGTTCCAGCAATCTTTCAATGACCTCACTGTCGGCACGGTCATCAAAGGAAAGGCTGCCGTTTCGGTCGATGGTGAAGTAATCCACCTCATAGTTGAATGTGGGTGCGCCACAGTACTTTGCGGGAACGCCGATCCAGTCGGAGATGGTCTTAACCAGCCGCTTGCGCTCTGCGCCATTCACATGAAAATTCAGTTCCATTCAGAATCCCTCCACCCAAGCAAAAATAATACCGCGTCGGAAAACCCGGCACGGTAATAGCAGTTCATTGTCTCGCCGTCTGTCACAGAGTAGGCATTTTCGCAATCGGTCAGCAGGATGCGCTGTTCAGCAGAGAGCGTATTTCTCAGCTTGTCGGCACACACGGACAGCCGCTCGATGGCATCGGACAATGATTCGTTCGGTCTGCTGCCGCAATCATTGATGCGCTCCAGTATAAAGGCATCCACGGCAGTTTTCATTGCTTCGTTTTTCATAGTAGCACTCCTTTCGTTTGGCGCGTACTACATATATTGCTCAGATTTCGCTGAATAGCAAGTCCTATCTGCCGGAAATGCTACATTCTACGATGTGAACAAGACATCGGCTTCATTTGCCCTCCCGATTGGGTATGAAGATCTTGACCGGGACGCCCATCTTTTTACAGTTGTCGACCACGAATTTCGTGCCGTGGGATGTTCCGTCCCAGAAAGCCAATACAAGGTCTGCATTTTCAATGATCGTAATATTCCGCTTGAGGGGTGCGGAGCGGCCGAACTTCTCATATTCCGGGAGAAATTCCGTCAGTTTGATTCCGTGTGTCTGCGCATAGCTCCTTGCACAGCTGTCAACACCTCTCGCACCGCCGGAAACGATCTCCGTTACATTATCAGGCAGATATTTTCCGAGGTCATCCACCATAAGTCCTCTTGAACCGATTACAGCAACACGCATTTTCAAGCCGCCTCCAAAATTTATTGTAGATATACCGTATATCCGTTTAGAACATTGTAGCACATGATGGACATAAAATAAACATACAATATGTTTATGGAGAGGTGACCGTATGGCTATCAAGAGCGTTTCAATACGCATAGAGGAAGAAATGCTTGAAAAACTCGGCTTTGTTGCCGATTATGAAGGGCGTTCCGTGAACAGCCACATTCTTGTGCTGATTCGTGAGAACATCAAAAAGTTTGAAGAGCAGAACGGCGAGATCAACGGGAGCATCCGACCGGATGTCAATGTGAAGCCCACCAGAAAAAACTGATGAGATCGAGGAGCGGTCAATCCGCTGCCTCGATTTTTTCTGCCCACACAATTCCGCAGAGCACGAACCATACGCACGGGAGCGCCACACCGTTGCCCCACATCTTATACTCCGCACTGTCGGAATACGGGTCTTTCAGCCACTTTGCGACCTGCTTGTCGGACTTCATTTTGCAGCCGGTCACCTCGGCGTAGGTCTTGAACACCTTATGCCAGAAGTACATCTCTTCATCGGTCGGATTATCCGTACCGAGGTCGGCACACCAGTTGTCCGGGAAGCCTTGGAGTCTGGCGCACTCGGTGGGTGTCAAACGCCGGACGGTATATCCGCTTTGGATAGCACCCGGGCCTTTAGCAACCAGTGTCGGCTGAAGATCCTTCTCAAAGGTCGGAGCGAACTTGGCGTTCTGCCCCTGGTTGAAGGTATCTCTGCCGATCCCATAACAGACGGCGGTCGGGTCTTTATAGTCCCGTGCCATGATGGTGGGAGAAGTTTCTTCCTCCACCTGCGTATAGCTGCCGGTGGTCATGGCATAGACAGCGTGTCTGTCCACGGTATTGAGCGTGAAAGAAACATCCTCGTTGATGCCGTCACCCTGGGGACCGTTCTTGTCCTCACGACCGATCATGGAACCTTGCAGTACATAGGTCTGCTGTTTCATTCCGGGATTGGCACACACCGAGGAGGTGTGGTTGCCCAGGTCACGCACCTCATCACGCTGATTCTGCGTGAAAGCGACCACAGCGATACCGCCCTGGTTGCAGGAGGGATTGCCGCCGTTGCCGTCAAGCGTCCGTGCGGTTTCTGCTTCGTAGATGCCGCTGTGGGGATTATCCGACTTCATGGCATTGGAGTCCTTGGAACAAATGCCAAAAGGCTGAAGAACGCAGGTGAAATTGTCCTTGTCCGGCATCCGCTGATTTCCACCCGCATCCTGCTTTGTGAGGGTTGGAGAAACCTGCCTGCCGTCCCAACCGCAAGGCTCGAACAGCGTCTGGTCGTTGTTGCAGGACAGAGTCGCGGATTTATTCTCTTGGATGAGCGCACCCTTGCCGCCGCCTTCGCAGCCGGAGCGGATCTTCATCACAAGCGGCACATTATTGCCGCCGGTCCCCATGCGGGAGGTCAGCGTCTGCACATTGCCGTCCTCGGAGAGCTTGACCCGGCTGTCGATCGGATGGTTTTCCAGTGCAACCGCCGCAGGAACAACGCCTGCACGGAGCGTGGGAGAACACTCTTCCTCATAGCCGATGGTGCGGCTTTTTGCGGAATGCTCGGTGCAAAATCCTGCCGACTCCATGACACAGGGCGGATGTCCGTGGTTTTCCGCCCGGAGCGTTGCCGCAACATCCTCGGAAACCTCCATGCGGTCGCCGCCCTGGTTGTTCAGCACGATGCCGTTGCGGCCGGTGGACATTCCGCAGTTCACGCCGAGAGTGGCGGAAGTGTCGTCCGTCAGACTGCCGTTGTACCCGTCGAAGTCTGTCGCTCCAGCGCAAGGCGTAAAACTTCCGGCAGCTCTTTGCCACGAGCGGAAGCCCTCCGCAGAATACCCAGACAGGCCTTCTGACTCAAATAGTATTTTTCCGGCACTTCTGCCTGCAAGATCTGCGACAAGGTAGATGCGGCGTCTTCGCTGGGGAACTCCCCAGTATTGTGCGTCAAGAGTTCGGTACGCAACGCTCCATCCGTCTCCCATGTAAAGGTCGGCGTAGGGCCATCGTGCCTTTTCAGGCATAGGCACCTTGGCATTCGGCTCGGCGATGCCGATGACCGCTTCGAGGACAGATTGGAAGTCTTTACCTTTATTGGACGAGTAGGACCCAAGGACATTCTCCCAACAGATCCATCTTGGATATTTGCCATCGGTGGCACACCTCATTTCTTTGATGATTCGGATGGCCTCATAAAACAGACTGGACTGCCGCCCATCCAAGCCAGCTCTGCGGCCGGCGATGGACATATCGGTGCAGGGTGAGCCAAAGGTGATGATGTCCACCGGCTCGATTTTTCCGCCATCCAGTTGAGAAATATCCCCGTAGTGCTTCATAAAAGGCAGTCGCCTGGTGGTCACCCGAATGGGAAACGGCTCGATCTCCGATGCCCACACGGGAGTGATACCGGCAAGCAGCCCACCCAAAGGAAAGCCCCCGGAGCCGTCAAACAGGCTTCCGAGGGTCAAAGTCTTATTCGTCATGGGGC